TTTGAGCTGCGGCCTGGTTCGTGTTCTGCGCGAGAAGGGTGGAATCAACGCTTGAAGGCAGGAGCGTGTTGCCTCCTCCACGAGCTGCCAGAATGTCTGCGGTTGCTTTTTGCGCCTGGGCATAATCGGTCGCCACTCCCTCTGTGTTCTGCGTCTCCAGTGCGTTCTCTTCGGAAGGGGCAAAACCGGTCTGACTCGGCCCGGCCTGAAGGATCGGCGTAAAGGCACTCGTCAAGGCTCCGGTGATGGCCTGATTCTCCCCAAAGATGGTGCTGTACTGCTGAGTGAGGGTATTGTAAAACTCCTGTTGCTCATTCGTAATGTCGGTTTGCTGCTGATTTGCTCCGCACATGACGGTTATCCCTCCCTTCTGGTAGGCTGTGGCAACGCTTGCCAATGCTCCGTGTGGCGTCCGGGGGGTACAAGTGGGGCCAGAGTTCGTAGAAGCTCAACCGGACTCTCCCTGAAGCCCAGCCGCCTTTTGGCAAAAGCGGTCAGTTCCGGTCCCTGAGTGTCGAAAATGATTTCGCGGAAACGGTTTTTTCTGAACATCGCCTCTATCCACGCAAAACCCTTCAGTAAAGCCGTCCGGTTTCGGCTCCTCTCCTCGCTGGTCTTCGAGTGAGCAAACTGGATGGACAATCGGACTGCCACCTGGGTCTTGAAATAGAGTTCCACGTTGCCCTGGGTGTCCTCCAAAGCCCACGCATCCTCTCCCGGCACCAGGTTGAGGAAGAAGTCCGGCGTCATCCGCCCTTTGTGATAGGCGTCCTCTTCTATAAGGCTGTCCAGATAGGCGCGGTCGCCCTCGTTCATGGGGCGCACTACATAGTCGTCAAAGTGGAATTGCGGCTGGCTGCTCATGAATTGCCTCCGTGCTGCATGGGAACGGTGCGGAACTGCGGGATGCTCCAGTTGCCGTAGAACTGCGTGAGAGCGTCGTTGGTTGAGGCCATCAGGGGCATCGAGGCGAGCATGAAGGGACTCATATTGGGATAGCCTCCGTTGGCTGGCGGTTCGGCCTTGGGATCGGGGCTTTCGAGCGTCGAATCGGTGGCCTTCGGCGGGGTTGGCTGCCAGCCTGTCGTGTTCACGTTCTGGGACTGCTTTATGCTGGGCATTTATTGGCTCCTGTATTCGCTCCACGTCTGTCCAAAAATGGTGAAGGTTAGCAGTTCGTTGGCCGCGTCTTCGGCTGGCCATGCGACATCCATCTGGAAGTGTCTGCACCATGCCGGATTCTGGCTCTGGAGGAAGTGGTATCGGTCGCTGTAAAGGGTGTTGCTGGGAGGTAAATTTGTGGGGTCCTGGCGCGTCCTTCCAAGGGGTTCAAAGGGGGCTGAATCGGTCGAATAAATCTCCCCGAGAAGTATGGATAATGCCGCGCGGGAACCTGTCTTTTGCGCCTCTAAAGTGATGAACGCGATGGCCGCTAATTCGCCGGGATGGGCCAGCACAATCGAGCCGAAAGTGGCGTGTGCGGTGAAGGGTATTCCGATGTCTGTATTGGTCGTAAGGTCGCGCATTCTTATCTGTCCGCCCTGCGGCGGTGGGCCTATTAAAAGGCGGTTCACGCCGGGGGTAACTTCGACCGATTGCACGGCACTCGAAGGGATTGCAAGGGTGGCTTTTGGCGACCAGTTGAGGCCCGTTTCCGGGGCTGTAGTCGCGCTCATTCTGTACCAGGAACCCACTCCGTCATCGACATACAGCGCGTTCTCCCTGCTCGATTGCGCGTGGTAGGTTACATATGCGGTGGCCGCGTTGAAGTCGGTCTCCAGCTTGTCGGCAATGGGGAATCCGACTTCCGTAATCCCGGCTGACGGATCGAGGGCGACAAGCATGTTCGTCGCCAGCAATAGATAGGGCGTTGTCAGATGGGTCGTAAAGGCGTCGTAATGCAGTAGCGGGAGACCGTCGATAAAGGTGGTCTGATAGAGCGGGTCGTCTGCGGTTCCGCTCCCCAGGATGATGTAGCTGTCGCGCACGGTGAAGATGACGAGACCAAGCGGCGACACCCAATATCGGATGATCTTCGATTGCGATGTAAAGGTGGTATTGAATCCCGCGTTTCCGCTGCTGGTGCTGGCGATGGCGTCGGGGCCGCTCGATACATAGGTGACGTTGCCCACAGCGACAAAAAACCGCTGTAGGTGATAGGCCATGCAGGTCGCTCCGGCTGGCAGCGGCGTACCTTCTCCGTTAACCTGTGCCTGAATTGTCACGTTCAAACCGCTGTCCGGTGTGGTATCGGTATACGTCCACTGTGCGGCTCCGGTGTTGGCGAACTGGGCCAGAAACAGGAAGGTCGAGCCGCCCTGTGCGGTGCGGTAGAGGTAGATGGTTGTAACCTGCGGGTCGGTTGAACCGAAGCCCTGCACCGTAACTTCGTTCCCGAGTGAAACAGTGATCGGAACCGAAGCCGGAGACATCTCGCTTATGTCGCCGATGGCATTTACGAAGGCGTAGCCGTACTGAACGGGAGCTGTGCCAGCGGGAGAGTATGGCCCTGCGTTAACCCACGTTACTGTGCCGTCGATTGTGTATGCACCCAGCGGGGTCTGAAAGTTCGGGAACCCAGGCCCTGGCCCTGTCTTGCCGGGCGTGGCTACGTGCTGGATATAACCATTCGGATCAAGGATGGCCTCCCTGCTCGTGATATTGGTTTGCGCTCCAATGTTGTCCCATGTTATCGCTGCTCCGATGTTCTGCCAGACCACCTGATTGTCCTGTATCAGTGAACCCAGGCCGGACGGCCAGTGGGGGGGTGGGGTAGCTCCGCTCATGTATTGTCCGCCCACAAGAGAGTTGACAAAGAACATTTTCACGGGGCCGCTCGATGTGTTGGCAAGCGCGGCGACTATCGCATTGGGTCCATAGCTGTGATTCGCTATCCAGTTGGCGGAACCGTTGTTGTGCCATGTGATCGTTCCGTCTGTGGTGGCTCCTCCCAAAGTTGCGTTCCACGGATTCGGCTGCTGGGTTCCGGTCGTCCCGTCCGGCGTCGGCGTTGCTGCCAAAGCCCGGCTGGGTGCGCCCTGAAAGAGCTGGATGTTGTTGTTGGTATCAATGATGGGCAGTAACGGGCCATCCGGTCCTTCAACACTGAACGCCGTATTTGCAACCCATGACACGAGACCATCAAGCGGTCTTACATTCTGGCCTACGGTGGGTGCGGCGGCTGGCGCAACGATGCCCCACCTGTAGACCGGCCCTGCACCTGTGGCGGGGTTATAAACCCACTGCACATTATCGACGCCGTTGGTCATGTAAAGCGTGTTGCCGAGACCATAGAAAAACGTTGGCCCGGCTCCGGCTGATTTCGTCCAGATAGCAGTTTTTGTGTTTGGTCCGGTGGCGTCATAAACGGTCGTGGACGTGTCCGCCATGACGCGGATGAGTTCGCTGGTCAGCGTGAAGGTGTTGAACGGATAAAAACGATTGATCGGTGCAAAGAGCTGCGTGTTGTAGACGCTGGTTCCATATCTTCGCCGCAGAGTGAGCTTCGAACTAAGCTCTGTGTTGAGTCCGTCGATGATGGAGTCCTGCAATCCAAGACCATACTTCTCCATGTTGGTCGAAACGGATGCATCGGTGAGCGGGTTGCGATTCGTCCACAATCCGGTGAACATGCGATTGGTGTGGAGTGGCGCAAAGCTGGTAGGTTCCGATGCTCCTCCGGCCTGTTGGATCGCGTTCGCCATCAGGCCACCTCCATGTAAACTGGAAGTGCCGACTTTCGGGGCCGTATGTTTTCGGGAACATCGAAGACAAAGCCGAAAGCTAACCATCGCTGGTTAGCTTCCGGCTTCATCGAAAGGAGGTGATTTTTTGTGAGATTTGTAGCTGTACTTTCAGAAAAGGAGTTAAGCCTTATTCTGAAAATTCTAGTCGCAGTCATCGCATTGCTGCGGCTTCTGTAACTAATACCCTCCCTGCACGGTACGCGCCGTGCGGGGAGTTCTTTTTTCATTGTATCAAAGCGCCTCATTGTTGCCTCGCGGAGACGCCTTGCTGGGTTGTGAGCTGCGACCGTTCCTGTGCGCTCATCACCTGGAGGAAGTTGCCAAGGAAGATGTTTCGCTCCAGCGCGGTCAAGCCTTCCTGTGCGCCCAGCAGATGTGCCGTAAATCGCTGGCCGAAGATGGGGAATCGGGCGTCTTTCGTAAGCAGACTGACGAAGGAGAGAAAACCCCAGTCGTAGATGTAGGCGTGATGATCGGGGATCGGCCCCCAGCTATTCGCCATTGACGACATCAGAACCGGGGCTTTTTGATAGAAGCCGTCCACCTGGTAGATTTCTCCATCGGGCGGGATCGCGTTGAGCCGGAAGGTCACGCCTCCCTGGTCGTCAGCGATATTTGCAGCGATGCTGCCAGGGCGTTTCTGCACACTTTCAGCCGCCAGGCTCTGCTGGATTTCAATCTCCTTCACCACCCCGTTGCTGTCGGTCAGCGTCACCCGCTCCAAAAATCCAAAGTCGGGGATGATGAGGTAATAGTCCTGGTCGTTCGGCTCGGTCGGAAAGCTAAACTCTCCCCGGTTGTAGTTCCACTTGAACGGCGGTCCAAGGATGGTCTGCTTGGTGAGGTTCGCGGCTGTGATCGCAGGTTCGCCATTCGAGATATTCACTGGCTGATAGCCGATGAAGGGCAACGAAAACAACGCGCTCGATTGCAGGTTGCGTGTGGTGCTCATAGCCTCCACCCCCCTAGTGTCTCTTGTAGTGGCTGTGAATACTCGCCTGGGTAGGTTGTAAAGTTTTTGCGCTGTTCCCATACCAGACCCATCACGCCTGTACCTGGGTAGATGTCATGCATTTCGTCTTCCGGCTGTGCGCCTAATACGTCACATATCCAATGACAGAAAGATTCTGGTTTGGCTCCGCATAGTCCTTTCTGAAGCGATATGTTTGCAGAATGAAAATCGCGCACAGTAGTTACATTGCGGCCTCGTTTTCTTCCTCCATTTATGATTACTGGTTCCCATGCATAGGCGGGATTTACGTTCGCCTTAAAAGCGCAAAACGGTTTGATCCACGCCATAACTCTAGCTGTCTCTGGAGTTATAGAAAGTACCTGTTTTAACGATGGACTACTGAGGGATAAAGCCCATCCATCGGGGTATTCCGACATCAACAATGCTATTAATTTTTGGTGGTCAACTTCAGCACACTGAGGATCATGGGAATAGTGCTTCTTTGCTTGTCCGATATATGGTGGGTCTGCATAGGCGAATTTCATCTCCACCCCCAGCGATAGGGAATCGGCCCTGTGTCCCACGATTGCATCGGAGACATGGCCGGACGGTCGGGAAAGAATCCCTTGCTCTCGTCCTCGCGGTCGTTCTGCCGTGCAGCGGAATCGACGGCGTTTATCCAGTCCTGTTTCATCTGCTCGAATCGCTGCTTGACTACGGGGTTGGTGCTGTAGCGGTGGGAGTAGGCCACGCATCCATCGCGGAACCATTTGGAATGATCGTTCGGGATCGGGTCGAGCTTCTGTTGCAGGCTGGTGAAGATTGGAGCCATCTTCTGCGCGTACAAACGCATCAGCCATACGTTGCCGGTCTGCGGCGGTCGCGGCGCAATGCGGATGCCCTGGGCGTCGGGATCGACAACCTCCCACTCGCATGTACCGTCCTGCACGATGTCTCCCGGCTCCGCGTCCGGCCCGGCATCGGGTTCAACGAGTCCGGTTGTCCCCCACTCCACCAGCACGAGAATGTTTCCGTTGGGATCGAGGATGTTGGTGTAGGGGTTTTCAGGATTCGGCAGGTTCGTACCTACCGGCCATGTGTAGACAACACCCGGTCCCGGCCATAGGTGCTGTTCGAGCTGGCGATTGTAAAACCAGCAATACTGCGATGGCCATCCTCCCAACGCGCTCGATTCGGCCAGGTCTCTGACCGCCTGAATCGGCGCATCCGGTGGGGGTACGGTGGTGTTGTTGATATCGACACGGCGACCGTTCTCCACCCAGCCAATGCTGGTGAGGTTCATGGCATAGTCCTGCTGATAGCTGGTGAGCGGGAAGGGGGGAATCTTGATCCTGTTCCATTTCCACGGAAAGCGCACGGAGATAAACTCGCTCATCACATCGTTGGCGATGGTGAGGGCGGGTTGATCCGCGAAGCCTCCGGTGTTGTTGAAAATCGGATTCAGGTCGCCAATCGCTGATACACCATCGAAGATGGCTTGCAGCGTGATCGTAGAGTTTCCCACTTCCCACCCCCGTTACTTCGCTGCTGCCTTGGCTTCTCGCTCCTGCCGCGCCTTCAGCCGCTTCGCCATCTCTGCCTGGTTCTTCCTCACGGCTTCGGGGCTGTGCGCTGCAATTGCGGTCTGTGCTGTCTCCATCGAAACCTCACGGAGATAGTCGGGGTCTTGCAGGTAAGCCGTTCCGTCGATGACGCGGCGGTTCTGTGCGACCTGCATGGCGTTTAGCTGGTCGTTGGCGCGTTCGTTGCGCTCGGCCTGACGGGTCAGGTAGGCGCGGCGGTCGCGGTGCGCTATAGGCCGCATGGGGTTATCGAAGTCGATTGCTCCTTTGTCGGGATCGCCTTCGGGGTACTCGGTGACTGGTCCCGGCTCCGGCAACTCCGGTTCTGTGTCATCGAGTTCCTTTTCGGTCTCGTCGGCAAACTTCTGATTGCTCTTTGCCGCATCCGACTGCCGCTGTTTGACGAGCTTCATGATGTCATTCGCCTGGGCGGGATCGTCGTTGCTCTGTTTGCTGCGATGGGCTACGGCGTTCTCGCCCGATCCAGCTCCGCGCGGGTCTCTCTGTGGGGACGTTGTTGTATCTGCGCTCATGTGGATGCCTCGCTTCCTCGGTTATGTAACGTTGACGGTTACGCGCTCGCGGTCAGGCTGCGGGTGCGTTTGTGGTGATCTCAAACAGACGTGCGCCGCTGGTCTCGTTGTCGGTGGGGTATTCGGTCGCGGTTCGATACTCGACGTAGAGCCGCTTGTACTCGCGCCTCTCTTCGGTTGTTCCGCTCCGCAGTGCCAGCGGTGGCGGCTCCCATAACCTGCCGCATCGCTGGCAGACGACAATCATGGGGCCGTGACTGAGGATGTGTTTGACAACGGCGTAATCACTATCGTTGCCGTTGAACCAGTTCTCTTTGCCTTTGCCGCCTTTTTTGTGGACGCAAATCTCCTGCGCCTGTTGCTCGATTGCGGCATTGCGTTTCAGCGCCATCTGCTTGTCCATCACGCGCCGGAGCTGCGTGGTTTTATCCCGGCGCATCTTCGCTACGCGCTCTTTGGTCTCTTCAAGCTGTAGCTGCTCCATCTCTTCGTTGATCTTTGCCTTGTCCAGTTTTTCCGCCATCTCGTTTCTCCTTCTGTTGGGTTGAATGGAGTGGGACGGGGGGCAAATCCCGTCCCTGCCTGTTGCTCGAAAACAAGCCTCCAGCTCTAGGTCACAGCCGATACGGAGTCGATGTAGCGGATACGTTGAACGGGGTCGGGCGGAAGGGTCGCGGTGTACATGCAGTTGTAGCTGGCGAAGCCTCCAATCATGCGGCTGGGATCGTAGCCGCTTGGCTCCGATAGTCGCCGTACCCAGATGGCCAGATTCCTCCAGTCACCATCCCCAATCTGCGTGTTCTCCCGCGCTCCGAAAGACACTCCAATCAACCCGTCGCGGCCTACAACGTAGGTTCGCAACGCGGTGAATGTGGTGCTGTCGTAGTCGGGAGTCTGGTGGACAAGGGTGCTCTGGAAGAAGCTCACTCCACCCCAGTCGATTAAAGGAATCGTGTCGCCATCGGGTGAAGCCAGTTCGGTCAGCCGTTCGTTGCCCTGTGGTGTGCGCTTCACCACATCCACAAGGGAATTGTTCGACTTATCGAGCCAGATATCACCAACTATGTGAGGGTGCATGACTCCGGTGTAACGTCCTTCCGCGAAGGGAAGGGCATTGACTCCGGCCAGTGACTGCGCGGCGATGATGATGTCATCGGAAGTCATCGGGTCGGCTGCGGCCTTCTCGATGGCGACTGACGGATCGACAACGCTGGCCCCATCCGCCGTGTTCTGGAGGATGGTGTTAATCACCTGGGCCATGCGATACGCCATCTGAACGCCAAGCGCCTCCAGAGTGGGGTCGATGGCGGTCTGGAGCGCATACGTCGATATGTTCATGTAATCGGCGTAATTGCCCATGATGGACGTGTTTGAAACGACCGTCGCAGTGAGACCTGTCTGGATCGTTCCTTCCGGTGCCTGGGTGATCGGCGGCGCGGGTAGGTTCTGATACATGTACAGGACGAGACGATTACCGGCGTTCTCCGCAATGGAGCGTCGGGATGTGCAGCGAACCCAGGGCGTGTTGGCCTTAAGATTCTCGACAAAAATCTTGTCGTAGGTCGTCACTACCGACTGTGGAAGATTCGTTGTGAGGTTCGACGCGGGGCTGACGCCAACACACAACACGCCATGGGCATGAACCTTGCCCACGTTGCCCGTATAGAAGTATGCGGAGCCACCAATGGCTCCGACAAACTCTATTAACGGAACGACGACTTTATGAAAGAACGTTCTGCCGCGTTGTGCGGCAACTGAAGTTGATCGCATGTGACCGTCCCCCTGCGGGAAGGATCACGAACCCATAGCATCGACCGCCTGTCTAAAGCCCGGCTCGTTCTGCAATTTGCTCTGGTACTCTGCCCTAGACATTTGTTCGATATCGGCTCGTGTGTACTGCTTCCTACGAGTCGGCGGGGGCGGCAATGCGGACGCATCCGTATTGCGTATACCCGTCGCTATGCTTCTAGGTCTGGGAGAGGGGGGCGGCGCAGGCTCCGGCTTTCCATTCGGTATTGCAACTGGCGGTGTGGCTACGGCTGGTGCGTTGTTGCTGCTGCTTCCGTCCTCGCGGTCGGGTTCCTGTGCTTTACCTTCTACTGGCCACGGCTCCATGTCTCCGCGCTCCTTCAGCGTGTTGAACGCAATTGCAAGGTTGTTGCGGGTAACGGGCCAACCGTTAGCTTTCAATTCGTCGAACAGGGCAAACATGTTTTTGTCGGTGGGATAGTATTCGGGAACCTCATCGCGGAACGCAAAAGCCTCGGTGCGAATAAACTCGTCCGATTGTTTTTTATCGTCCTCTAAGGCTCTCTCCACTATGTCCTCTAACGGAACTTTGGTTGTCGAGTTCACGATTTCCTGGACTGCACCTACAGCTTTGTCGGGGTCGCTCAACTCAGAGGCGAGTCGAAATTTATCATCTGCCGTCAGAATTTTGGTCTGCGGTTTAAGTGCCTTGCGTCCCTGGTCGGGACGGATTTTTTTGAAGAGCCGCGCTATCTCCCGATTCGCCTGGGCCTGACCCTCCAGCATCTTGTCAGCCACTTCCTCTATCGACTTCCCCTTAAAGACCGATACCGGCGTACCGTCTGCGTTTTCCACGACTGCGGTGATATCGCCGTTGTCGTCGGGCTGCCTGTCGTTAAGCCATCTGGGTTTCATCTTCCATCTCCAAAATTTTCAGATGCCCACGTAGTCGTCTTCTGTCGGCGGAGTTTTCAGTGGATCGAGAATGTTCTCGGCCCATTTCTCTGCTGCCGTCAGTTCCGGTACGGCGGGTTTCGGTGCAACACTTTCCAGATAGAGAGAGGTTTCAGTTTTAATTTTTTCCTGAAAATGGGTGAAGATTCTCCACGCGGCCTGAGCGAGTTCGTGGTTTGCCAACACTGCCTCTTTTTGTGCAACGGGCGTGTTGATTAGATCGGTCTCGATTTCAATGCAGCACTGCTCCATCACGTCCAGCGCGTCCGGCCAAACGTCGCTGTTGTACAGTCCCGCGAGCCGCGCCCGTTGTACGGGCTTGAGGCTCGATGTCACGCCAAATCTGCGCTCGGTGCGAATGTCGTTCATGCTGCCACCCTGTAAAAGCGAAATGGCCGTGGATACTCCCGGCCTAAGTCCCACGAGTCGTAGATGAGACCGCGCGACCGTAACGAGTTCACTGCCGCTCGCATAATCCCCCCGGTCATGCTGTAGCTCAGTTCGTGTGGATCGTCGGATCGCGCATTTCCAAGCCCCATCTGCCGCAGCATCGCGGTCAGCTCGGTATATGTTTTGCCGTCGCCGGAACATGCCTCGATGATTGCGGCGTCGATTTCATCGCGTCTCGCGCAATAGCCTTTCTCATCAAGGATGGTCCAGCTCGGCATCATTTGGTTTGAATCTCCTCTTCCTCTTCCTCTTCCTCGTGCTCCGGCTGCTTTTTCTTTTCGTCTTCCTTATCGTCGGCTTCGTTCTTTTTGTTGGGATCGTATTTCGTATCAGGCATCGTTACATCCTCCATTCGGTGTAGTTGTCACTGTTTCGCAAAATTGATAATCGTGAACAAAAAGAGGTATCCCCTGGGGATGCGGTGCGCGGGATGGATGGCACGGGCACCATTCGCCCCTGATGTGATCGTTTGCCATAAATTCATCGTTCGACGGAGCAACGTCGAGCTGCACAATGGAATCGTTCTCCTTCGTCACAAAAACTCCCCACTCCGGGTAGTTCACTGTCCACCTCCAGAGGGTCCGAAGAACTGACTGTCATTGATCGCGTGCGTGTCGGCGGTGCGCTCGGCAAAGCTCGCGGCACGTTGCAGCGGCGATTCGATAAGGCTCTGGTGCGTCTTGTCCACGGCATCGACGGCGATGCGTCCGGCAATCTTTTTGTCTTCCAGTGCCATCTGGAATTGCTGATCCTCCTGTTGCTGTGCGGAGGCTGCCTGGGCCTTCACCACGCCGGGATTCTGCGCGGCCATCATCTGCGCTTCCTGCGGGGTCATCTGCACAATCAGGTCTTTCTGGTTCTTCCACTCGCTCATATCCAGAACCATGTTGACCAGCTCCAGCGCGTTCACCTTCCAGCCGGTCTGTCCCAGTTGCTGTACAAGAGCCTGATTGCCCAACACCTCCAGCAGGAAGGGGAGGGCTTGCGCCATGCGGTTGCGAGCCGCAAGACGGGTTCCCGCCAGGGTGTCGAACTTAACCGGAGCATCCATGAAGTCGCCAAAGTCCACCACCAAATCCTGTGCGCGGTCGCCAAGGATCGCGCGGATTTCAGAGATGGGCATAAACTCCTTCACCATCGCCCAAAGAAACTTGAGATAGGGAATAAAAACCCCGTCGATAAATCTCTCGACGGGGCTTTGCAGTCGTCCGCTTGATGCTGCACTAATCATCCCGGCTCCAGTACCGGAACGCCCGATACTGGAGCCGCGACTTGGGAGAGAACCCTGAACGCTCGCCGTATCCGCCCCTGTAGCCCCTTCGGAGCTGGAGATGGCGGCTTGTATCGCTCGCCATGCATCCGGTGGCACCTGGGGCTGCTGGACGAGCGAGATGGCCCTTTGTGCGTCGGGGCCGTCCACCACGCGAATCCCACCCAGCCGCCGCCGCTGGTCCTGAGTGGGAACGTTGGCTCCGCGCAAAATGGTGTACTCGGGATTGACGGCAAACGCCAGGATGTCGAGGATGGCGTTTATCATGCCCTGCTCAACGCGCTGGTCAGCTCCGGCGATGCGCCCCACTCCCATCCCGTATCCGGCGTTCTCGATGTCCCAGTAGTTCGCGGCGAAGAACGGCTTGTCGGGCATCCGATGGGGGCCGTTGCGAAGGACAACTTTCTGTTGCAGCACCACCCGCACATCGGTCTCGCTCCACCACTCCAGAATCTCCATCGGCTGCAACAACGGGTCTTCGGAATAGTCCAGGTCCTGACGCGCGGCATGGTGAATGCTGCTGTTCGACAGCATCGCCTCTTCCGCGCCGTCGATGCCCTGGGTCTGCTCGGTCGAGTCGGGCCGGAAGATGAAGCGCAAAACCTCATCCGAGGGGATGTCATAGCTGGGGTTGTCGCGGAGCTTCGTGAGGTCGTCGTAGTTTATCCAGCGTCGGCGGATGACATATCGCGCCTTCCAAATCTGGTTGGGACTGTTCCATGTGGGATCGACAAAAACGGTTCCCAGCTCGCACTTCTCAAAAATCGGCCGATTTTTTGTTATCTCAACATCGACCACTTCAAACTCATCCGATTGTTTGGTGAATACCGTCATCGGATCGCCGATGGGCATACTCACCTGGGCCGGTGCTTTCTTCCTCTGGTAGCGGCTCTCCACGCGGGTTACGGACTCCCATCCGCCCATGAAGATCACGGTTCCCTGATTGACCATCCCCTGTATGCCGTAGCTGGCTTCCTGCTTCATGTGGATTTCGTCAATCAGCTCCGCTATCAGCTCCTTCCATGCTCGGGCGGTGTCCTGCTTCACCGAGGGCCGGGGCCGGATTTCAAACGGCGTCGGGTCAGAAAAAATCGCCCCCGAAATTGCGGGAGCGATGGAATTTGTTTGCTGGGCGACCGTAAATCTGCTCACGTTCGCCCTGGTCACTGCGGAGCCTTCAAAGACGCTTAGGCTGCGCGGAGATTGATAGAGTAAATCGGTCTCCGTCCACATCAGCGGCCAGCGCCGGTCATTGAGCCAGGTATTCGAGCGGTTGAAGTCCTGGACAACGATGGAGAGGACAGCCTGGTCGGTGTACTTCGGGTCTATGGCTGGGTCAGTGGAGGTTTTGACATCCTCCATGAGGACGGGCCGACTCCAGACTCCATCGGGAACGAGCGTAGCCGTAGCCATAGACGCGCCTCAAACCTTGTAGGGGAGTCGGGTTCGGGTCGGGACTTCGGCCACTTCCGCAGATAACTGGCATCGCGCTCAACGATGCTTTCGATTTGTGCAATGTACACCGAGTTACGAAAGTTTGGAATCTTTCGCCATGTTTTCGCTTTCTGCCGCAAATTGTACAAATCGTATATTTTGGGGAGTTTTGCCACGCGCTAATTCGGTTCTATGAAGAATCCGTCTCCGGTGTTCTCCACACGATGGCCTTTGACCTCCAGTTCGGTCTCCACCTCGTACAGGATTTTGAGAGCATCGGTTTCGTTGTAGAAACAGGCGAGCATTTCGACCTTATGGCCGAAGAGTGAGATGCGCTCGATTCGCATGATGCTGTTGTCGTCGTCAACGATGATGTACATGGTCTCGCCCGATCTAATCCTTACAGCCGTTGATTATTCTGCTGCGCTTTATCATCAGCAGATTCCGTGCCTCCAGATTGGCCTTCGCGTCTCTGAGGGACATGTCCACGTTGAACTGTGCCGCGAGATATTTACAGGCATGCTCCAGCATGTCGAGCGTCCGCAAAAGTTCATACTCGCGCGGCGTCAGCCTTGCATCCAGAGTCGCGTTGACAAGCCCGTTTTGTATTCGCTGCATCTCGATAACCTCTTTGCTTATTCCTATTCCAAACCGGGTATCCATGTCTCCAGCCCCTGTCCCGTCAACTCCTGATCCTCGATGCGCGGCTCCTCGATGACAACCTCTTCCGGCTCCGGCTCCGGTCGCGCATACTGGCCGCGCCCATAGATCATGTTGTACCTGTCGCGCTCCATCATCATCTGCCACGCGCTGTCTTCATCGCTGTTGTCGGCGGCGATGGACTGCGGAAGGTTGCCAGCCACCTGTGCGACCACATCCGGCAAACCGTTTTCGTCAATCATGCCGTACTGCACGAATCCCTGAATCAGCGGCTTCAGCTTCACGATGCCGTTGGAGAACAGAAGCCGCGACGATGCAATATCGGCCTCGATGTTGCGGATGAGGATGTCGCGCTCGCCGGAGTCTTCGACAAACGGCGTCCAGAGAATATGCACATCCCAGCCAACCGTCAGCGCGTAATTGTTGATGGTCGGCTGCATCAGCCGCGCCCCTGGGCTTTCCTCGATGGAGACCTGGTGCAGTCCGTACTTCCGCGCCGACATCACGATCATCCGCGCCAGCTCTGACGGCTTGAAGTGGCCATGCAGAACCTCCGCGATATACATGCGATTGCGGTGCAGAATCCCCACGGCTCCGTTGGTCGTCTTCCATCGCATCTTGCGGCACTCCAGACGCCAGTGGATGAAGGTCTCGCCTTCGACGGGTAGCTTGTCCTCGTCAATCATAGCCTCCAGCATCTGCATCTCCGAAAACACCACCTCGGCTGATCCGTAGGTATCGAGCATGAGCTGGGACATAAACGATTCGTACCCGCCTTCATATTCTTCGCGCAGATAGTCGTAGGGAAGGATGGTCGGGAACAACAATTCGACCTCTTCCTCTTCGGGGAACCCGTTGGGGTCCAGCCGCTCTCCGCTCTTAAGCCGCATGGCCGGTTTGTAGACGCGGGTATACGATCCGGGCCGCGAGTTCAGCACCTCTTCTGCAAACACATCACCAGGGCCGTAGCATGTGCCGATTTTCAGTTCGAGACCTGTGGGCTTCAGTATCTTCCGGCTCAGTTTGTAGCGTCTCGAAATCTTCAGCCGCGCCTCATAGGTCTCCGAGTTGCGATTGTCGTGTACATCGTCAATCACCAAAACGTCGGGATGCCAGCCTGTCGTTGACGAACCCAGCGAGTTACCCCACAACATCGGCTCTTTGATCTTCGGTTCTGTCTGCCGCAATGCCGTGTTGAAACTTCCGCTCTCCGGCTCCAGGTCAACGCACAGCTCGGGGAAGAGTGCCTGGAAGAGGGTCGGCGGTCTGTTTTTCGGCCTGTAGAAGTGCGCCGATATCTCATCCACCAGCGCGAAGGCCAGTTTCTTCGACGCGCACATAATCAGGATGGCGATGGTGAAGAAGTAATGCAGGATGTACTGGATTATGTTGGCGGCGTCGAGCGTCGTCTTGAACGTCCCGCGCGGGTAGAGCAGGGAATTGCGCCGGGTCACACCATCGCTCAGTTGGGCTACGTTCTTGTTCGGGTCTTTCTCGGGAAAGAACGCGATGGCTTCATGGTGAACGTCCTCGGTGATCTGGCAGTAGGCGAGCACGTAACAAAGCGCGAGAAGATTGTTTTTGCATAGCCGCCTCCCGTCCTCGCGCAGCTCGTCGTCTTCCTGCACCAGCACAGTAAGCTCCGCTCTCCACGCCTTGTTATCGGCCTTCTCCTGGGTGGGATCGCGTAGTTTGCGCCAGTTGAAATGCATCACGCCTCTTTGTTTTTTATCTCTTCGGCTTTCTTCAGGGCTTCGGCCTGTCGCTGTGACTCTGCAAGCACTTCCGCCATATGTTCATACGAACGCGCCTTGAACGTGGAGATTGGGTTATCGCTCTTGACTGTTGGGTTCATTTCGCGTCTCTCCAGTAGTTCGTTAAACATGGAAATCATCTGCCACCACCATCGCCGTACCGTTAATGACGCCATCGTTTCTTTCTTTAGGGCTAATAAATACTCGTCCCTCCGTGCTCGAATGTCGTCATCTGTAACTATTATTTTCATCACCAACCCTCTAAGTCTGGTAGCGCATCAAGTTCCTCCGGCGTCATCATCTTCATGGTGACGTAGATCGTTTCGCCGTCTTCCGCACCATCAAATTCTCCATCCTTCACGTCCTCCCATGTGCGGTAGACGCAAAACTTATTACCGAATTCCGGTCGCGTAACCATGAATACTTCAATCATGCATTCCCCTCACCACCGATGTAGCGATTGAATCCGCGTTGCATTGCGGCGGGGTCTTTCAGGCCGCAGTTGAAACACACCTGTTCGCCTTTCGGTCCATACGGTCGGCACTCCGTCACCTTGCCGCACAGCTCACAGGCTCTGTCCGGCTCCTCCTGAATAAATCCGCGTCCGCTCACTGGATTCTCCTTAACTCGGGGTCAATCTTCACATGGATGATGCACTGGTCGCCGACGCGCTCCAGCCGATACCACCTTGACGGATCGGGGTTCGCAAGCTCATGGAGGAATTGTGGAATGACTTCAAAGGTTACGCGCATCCCGTCGATGATGATCGCGTCGTCTTCAAACTGAACCGTTGCTCGTTTCACAATTCCTCCTGAACCTTCCCGGACGAACGACACTCCACGAATCTCCACGGTGTAAGCCATGTTTAAGGCGTCTTTGGACGCACCCACTGATGCCCCAGCGCAATCGACAGGGGGACGATGATGAGTTCGGTTATTTCCTGAATCAGTTGGGGAAGGTGATTGAAATTGGCGAAGACGGCATGATGAAACTCGCCGTTGTGGTTGTAAAGCAGGGTAAGGGCGATCCAAATCCCTGCAATGACCTTCGTGAGGATCGGAAAGGACGCGAGCCAGCGCATAGAGCCTCCTAGATGCGACGGATGGCCATCCGATTGACGACAACGATTGCGCCATCCTCAAATTCGACCTGGATTCTGGAGGAGGCCGTGCAATCAGGGTTGACCACACGGCATCTCTGCCCTTTGCGCCCCTTCACGTCCCAGCAAAGGTAGTGAGGGAAGGGTTTCGGAGTGCTTTCGGCTGAGGTTTGAGCGGCCCCCAGTTTCAGCAAACCGCCTTTCATAATACGGTCAACATGCTTCTCTTCGCTACTGCGTTCGCGCCGGAGCATGGTTTTCATATTTTCAGGTCTCTTTTGAGTTGGTTCATCGCGCAATCAGTGCATACTACACGCGTTGGGAACGCTTGCCGCGACTTCCACGCCTCCTGTGTGGATGGAGACATCCAAACTGCGACTCCGCACTCGCATTTGACCTGTTTGGAGCCTTCGACTCCTCCGTGATCGGAACCGCAGACAAAGACAAACTCCTCACCTTCCTCGGGCAGCTCATCGGTACTCTTCAGCCGTCCATCTTCGATGGCTTCCTTCAGCGCGGCATGAAGCTCTGGACGCTCCTGCAACACCTTCCGTATCGCCTCGCGCTCAGTCGGCATGTTCACTCCTCCACTTTGCGGTGCAACTCTCTTCGGTTCCCGGCTGCTCCGTCACGTTGATTAAGCCTCCGGCGATAGGTTCTATCAGCAACCCTCTTCGCGTACCGCCGTGATACTCGCGTTTCAGCCATTCGCCAAAAGCGTAAATGTCAGTCAGTCCCGGTATCGCCATTCGGTTTCTCCCTCTCGATCCTGATGGTGTTCTCCACGCCGTCAATCTCTTTGTAGAATTTGCGACCGCGCTCAAGGTAGCGAAGAAACTCTATCGCGGGGAATTTAGCCATCTCGTAAAGCTTCTTTTCGTCGGTGTCATACGCAATCAGAACATTGAAGTTCTGCGGGAAGAGTGGCGGCGTGAGTACGCCTCCGTTGTTGGTGGACTCCAGGGTTGCCGGATCGCCCAACTCCATGCGGCGAAGATTGCCCGACTCGATGACGACAACCAGGATGCTCTGCTTCAATTCCATTACGTTCAACATCGCTACAATCATTTACGCCTCGCTCTCAGCCACCAGATTAGCGATGACGACATGAGACCGCCTATCGCTCCCCACAGACTCGGCCACAAAAACTCATGCATCCAGCACCTCTTCTTTCTCCGGGTCTTCCAGTTTGGCTTTCCTGTTGGCCCTCCGGGTCTCGACTACGGCAGTTTTCACCTGATCCTCGCGCCAGCGGCGAAACAGCTCCTCTTCCTCGGGGTTCTGCGGTCGGCGTCTCCACTGCTGGTAAGACGCGCGTTGCTCGGGTGTGCTGGGCTTGTAACAGTAGCGGCAAACCACATGATCGCGGCGTCCGCGACCGTACTTTTTCCGCGCCTGAGTACATTCCGTGGAGCACGTCACTGCGTCCCATTTACGATCTGCCGGAATGTCGTTTTTGCAGACAACGCAATGCATCCGCGTCCCGCTGTAATCGTCCTGTCTCACTCGCTCTCTCTCCTTTTCATCTCTTCAAACTCGGCCAGCGTTCCGCAAACGTCATTGGGGTTGGCCGCGGTGACCTCATCTCTGGTCAAAAGCCGATTCCAGAATTTGCGGTCGGGAATGCTATCACTCGGAACCGGGCCAGCGATAAACACCTCTCCACCTGGGCTGAGGTTTTCAATGTTCGATCTTATGGCCGCGCTTGCCGGGCCGTGGGCCTCAAGATAGACGGCTCCGCGAAAACCATGCTCATCGGCGTAGCTCAGATACCATAGGCCGCGCGGTCTGGTTCGTACCTCATCGGCCACCAGCTGCCTCGCGCGTTCCATCTTCTCGTCATCGTTCATTTTCGCCCTGCTTTGACATCAAGGATTCCGTTGACGATACCCACCACCAGACCAGCCAGCAACAACACTAAAAAGACTCTCATTCTTCCTCCATTCGGCTCACAAAAAACTCGGTACGCGGATTCTGTCGGCAGTTGCGGTCAATCGTCAACGCACATTCAAAGACCTTCGCATCGCTGTGGATCACTCCCGCCGCTTGCAGTGCATCGACGGCTACTTTCGCGGAGTTGTCGCAGTCCAGCCGCGCCTTTGGTCCCAGCACCACATGAACGCCTATCCTGTAGCGCACCTGGTCGCGCTCCTTCTTCGTTGCCGGAGCCACGGTGCGGCCTCGGGCGAAGATGGCGACGGCATCCTTGAACGCCTTCGCCTCCGGCGTCACCTTGAACCCGCGATGCGCGTAGCCGTCTTTGCCGGTGTACATGGTGGGCTTCTTGTAGTGATTCCCGCTCGGCGGCGTGAGGTAGGGAACCGTGAAGCAGACCACGCTTTCAATTTCGTTTGACATAACCATAATCCTGAATAACTATAACATTATGAATCATCGAACCGCACCTAAAAAAGCAGGGCATGGGACGGGGCAAGTGAGCCTGAGAACTGAGGGCTATATTGTTCAGTCCATACGCATGAACGTAGACGATAACAACGATGTTCGCATGGCGGCGGATAAGGCTGGCATGTCGATAAACTCCTGGGTAGTCGCAACTCTCCGCGAAGCCGCAACCGCAGCACTCAAAAAGAAGAGGACAACGAAGAATGGCAAAGCCAGCTCCTAAAGCAAACACTCAGGTCAACGGAACCCTGATTCCAAAAACCACCGATCCACGCGCCGAACTTTTCTTCTACCTTGGCCATCTGAA